CTTAGACCCCTTTGAGAATACTTTTCGTGTAATAATTCGTTATACCTTTGTAATCACTCAAACAATATAAAATGGCATACACTTTCGTAAACGGCAGAGATATAATTCTGCAAATTGACTGGGATAATAATTCTACGTTTCTCCCTGTTGCGTGTTTAACTTCTGTATCAATGGATGTAAAAAGAGATGCCATTGATGCTGATTCTAAATGCGGCGACCAACAATTGCCTGGTGATAGCGTGATGCAGACCATTTCGGTTAGCGGTAATGCAATCGACCAAACAGGCACAATCGATAAAGAAAGCTATGAGCGCTTGTATTCTTTGGTAGGCAGTAAAGCGGTTGTAGCTGCAAAGTTCGGCCCTGCATCTCCTGTATCCGGAGATATAGTTTACACAGGTAATATCTTTGTTACCTCTATCAAACTTGATGCAAAGGATAAAGACTTGATGAAATTTGATGCAGAGTTTGGTGTACAAAGTGCGCCAATGACCCAAACTAAAACGTACTAATTTATGACACCATACGAATTACAAACTTCGGGGGGTGTTGTAAAATTGGAATGGGGTACATGGGCGATGCACCGCTACTGCGAACTGAATGGAGATATTCCTATCAGCAAGTTGTTAAGCCTATACAACGGTGAGGTGTTTTCTTTCAAGCACATTATAACGATGGTACAGGCAGCAAGTGAGAGCGCAGGGCAAGTGATAGATGATAGGACTGCTGCCAAGTACATAGATGAAGCGGGCGGGGCGAATGGTAAGGCGGTGAATGAGTTTATCCACTACACTATAAAGTGCATGACACCAGATGTGCCAACGGATGAAAAGCCTGTGGAAGAAAAAAAAAGTTAAGGGAAAAGACTTGGGATGAGATTGTGATTCTCGCCATTGAAGCAGGCCTAAGTATAGAAGTATTTTGGCGGCTTACATGGCGGGAATTTCTTTTATACAGGAAAGGTTACGAAGCGAAGCAGTTAGCCGAATGGCAGCGTACACGAATGATAGCGTATATCATTTATTGCACGAACACCGAATCCGGCAAGCGAAAAGATATAGCAGAGTTCTTACCTTTGTCAACAGATGAGCAACCGGATCGGGGCGAGAGATTAACACAGGAACAATTTATCGAAAACATGAAGAAACTTAGTCAAGCAATATAAGATGGCAGTTGAAACCCTCAAGATAGTATTAACGGCAGATAATAAGCAGGCGTTGCTTGCCATGCGTGAAACGGTTACATCTTTGGATGGTGTTTCGGTTGCAGGGGGTAAAGCAGGCGGTGCAACTAAAAAACTGGGTACTGACTTCACCGGACTATCACGAGTTATTCAGGATATGCCGTATGGATTTAATGCTATATCGAATAACCTTACTCAATTACTCCCGGCTGCGGGGGCCTTAGGATTGGCATTTAGTGGGGTTGTAGCAGGGCTATCATTTATGGAACTTGGGTTTGGAGCATGGACAAGGGCATTAGATAAAATTAAGGGGCCTTTGTCAATGACTGACCAACTAAACCAAAACTATGTAAAAACACTTGCCGAGGAAAAAGTACAATTAGATAACCTATTTAAAATTGCTGAAGATAATAATCAATCATTAGAGGTTAGGAATCAGGCGATAGCTAAACTGCGTGAAACCACAGGGCCGTATTTGCAGGATTTAACGGATGATCAAATAATGACAGGGCTTGCAAAAGATGCTCACAACGAATTAACCGAAGCACTCAAAAAGCAATCCATTGCACAGGCAGCGTTAGCACTTGGCGCACCTATTCAACAAAAGATACTTGAGTACGATATTGAATTAATAAATCAAAAGAAGCAAGCAGTATTAGATTACATTGCTGCAAGTAAAGGGGGTACAGAAACAATATCAACTGGACCCGGTGGCCCATCTATAAGAATTTCAGCAGAGCAAAGGCAATTAGGTGTTATAAATCAATTTGGACGTGATAGACTTGAAATACTTAAAAAGCAAGCAGAAGAACAAACTAAATTAAATCAGTTACAGGATATAGCCGCAAAGAATGCAGGACTTGAGTTGAAACCACCCCCCGGAGGTAAAACCAAAGAGGTTGTAATCAAAGATGAAAACAAAGCACTTGAAGAACAAATCCAAATATACAAGCGGTTAAAGTTTGCAATGATGGGGGAGGAAGTTATTACCCAAGAAAAGGCAAAGCAGAAAGACCTAACCAATCTGAAACTAAGGATGGATGCAAGTACTGCCGTTAACCAAATTACTGCCCAATCAATAGATTTAAAAGACCAAGAAAATGCCCGTGTTGAAATTGCCAACGCATTGACTGAGCGTGCTATGCAAAGTTTAACAGGCTTAGCAAATGCAATGGCTAACGGTGCAAGTATGGGCGAAGCATTCGGTAATATGTTCAAACAAATTGCTATTGATATAGCACTTGCAGCAGCAAAGGCGGCAATATTTCAAGGTATATTAATGGCATTACCGGGGGGCGGTGCGTTAAAGTTTGGCGAAGGGTTTTTTGGTAAACTTAAAGGCCTATTAGGATTCAGCAAAGGCGGCACCGTTTCCGGCCCCCAATCCGGCTACCCTGTAATGTTACACGGTACTGAACACATTGTACGCCCCGACCAGATGAAACAAATCATTGCATCGGCATCGCAGATGGGGGGGAGTAATAGTAGCAGAGTAATGGTAGAGGGTATAATTAGGGGTAACGATATATTCCTTTCACAACAAAGAACGGGTACATTCCGCTCACTTACAACGTAATAACATGCCTTGTAAAAAAGTAGTAATTGACATTATAGCCGGAGACCTTGCAGATGCGGATGATGGATTCGTTTATATTAGTTTCGTTGATTGCTCCGGTAACGATGTTGTGGTAGGCTACAACACCGCAAAATTAGATTTTGATACAGGGTACTGCATGGATATTGACCGTGATTACACGGCTGAAATATACGTAGGTGGCATACCTACTGCACCGCCTTACAATAGCCGGGTTACGGAGGGCGATACCTGTACCGAATCCAATCCGGTAGAAATACCCCCGGCAGTAGTACCACCTGCATACGGAAAGAAATACACCCTATCAGCAGTAGGCAAATCTGGGCATACGTTTACGGCTGAAATATATGAGAAACTATACACAGGGGCAACATATCCAATTAACACTTCATTAAACCCGTTTGTATTAGATTGCCTTGCCTCTAACGATGACCCATTCCAACCAATACTACCAACTACATTCACAATACGGGCAGACTTCACAAATTTTACAGGGCCGTTCCCTGACTTCTTATCTACGGATGATAGAAAATACTTTGTTAAATTTTATGCAAGTGGTACAACCTATTTGTTGTGGAATGGCTTTATATTAATGGATACTATTTCGCTGCCATTCACAACAGGGAGTACAATCATTGATATTATTTGTGTAGATGCAATCGGGCAATTAAAATCGGTTACCTACCTACCCGGTGTACCGCTTCTGACAAGTACAGAAAGTATTGTTAAAACAATAAACAATTGCCTTGCCTATTTATTATATCCGGGCGGCTACAAAGTAAACTTTGCCGTTAATTACTACACATCGCAGCTATCAGATGCAACAAGCGCACTTCGGCAGATATACGTTACTCAATGTAACTGGCAAACAGGGTCGGAGGCTTATCTAACCTGTTATGATATTATAGAAATCATTTGTACGGCATTCGGGGCGCAAATATATCAGTCGGGAGGTGAGTGGTGGATAACCTCCGTTAATGAAAGAGCAAGTAATACGATACGCGTATTCCAAACGGATCAAGATACTTCGGCCGATGTTGCCTATACAAAAACATTGAACTACACAATTCAGCCATACCAAAGTGATACGCTGACTCCGTTCTATTTTGTAAACAATTCACAAACGAAAATACTATCAAAGGGATTTCCGATAGTAGAGGTTAGCGGGGATATTGATTACAATTATAACAAACTTATTAACGGAGATTTTAGTAAGCTAAGTAACATTGCAGGTAACGCCCCGAATGGTACACCGGATAACTGGACTACAACAATCGGTACAAGTGGTTCGGTAAACATTCAAACAACTAATGGAGTTAGCGGATTGTTTTTAGATGGAGGCACTACAAATACGGTGCTTGTATCTACTCCGGTACTGATAGATGAATACGATAAAGTTAGTTTGTCATTTGATGGGTATGGCGGAACGGGAGGTGCTACATTTTTGCACATAGAAATAAAGATTGATGTAGGGGGTGGCAACTTTTACAAGTACACGAAAGCAGCAGGGGCAGACCCTGAATGGTTATACAATCCATCCACATCAGCAGGGGCGTATAGGTACGAAGTGGGAGATATTGTTAACCCGCAAAGAATAAGTATTGATTCAAGCGGTGCGCCTGCATCGGGAACATTAGAGATTACTTTTAGAGTAGGTACACAAATAGGCGGGGCGCATACAGAGGGATTCTTTGGCAATGCACGGTTAACTTATACATCGCAGTATTCTAAATACACTTTCCAAAATGTTAACACAAGTTCACCTTATAAAAAAGAGGTAAATGTTAAATTAGGAAATTATACCGTAATATCAAGTATTGTTTCACGTACTCAATCTCAATCGTTACTAACCACATCTAATAACGGGTTACTTAACTGGACTCGTTACGGGGATAGTAGTGTTACTTATAGCACACTTGCAATTCTTTTGTTATCGCAGTATTACAACATATTCAGTAAGCCCCGTGTTAATATGTCTTTTACGCAGTACAATGTTTACAATCAGGCGGGGGATTATTTTATCGGGTTAGTTAATAACTTTGCAATTACAGACCCATCGGGAACAATATCAATAAACGCATTCAAGTATATTTTGGGTGCATGTACCATTGATTACGTTAACAATACAATAAGTGGTACTGCGTTACAAATTGCTAACACAAATTTAACTTTTAGTACAAAGCAAACTTTAACACCTAACAGATGACACCCGTAACCGGCCAAAAGCTAAACATATACCGCTACAACTCAATAGCAATGACTGACACGTTAATTGCGTGTGCAAGGAATTGCACTTTCAGCGTGAACGTAAATGAGATGGAAACCACAGGTATTGCCTCCGCATGGTTCAAAGAATCACGCCCGGATGTAGCATCGTGGAGTATATCCTGCGATGGGTTGGTTGTGTTAGATGACTATTCGTACCTGTTTATGCTCAACTCTCAACTTGCTAGGGAGATAGTATCCTTTAAGTTCGTGATTGATAACGGTACCGCCGGAGGGTTGGTTATTGTATCGGGGTTAGTATGGCTGCAATCAATCTCATTACAGGGCAATAATAAAGACATTAGCACCTATCAGGTAAGTTATCAAGGTACTGGGGCGTATTCATTAGCCGGCACAACCATAACGCCTACAGGGGTGGTTATTAGCGGAACTACTACGCAGGTACTGCAATATACTGCCGGGGGCGGGGAAACTTCTATCGTTATACCGGGCGGGGCGGGTAAAACTATGCTCTATGGTAGCCGTGGCGGTACATCGTTTGAAACTATTGTTTATTCGGGTACACCGGGTACAGGGGCAAAGTGGACTATTGGAAGTGGTACGCTCGAAGTAGATGCCGGAGTGCCATTCTTTACAGGTGAGAAAATTATTATTTTAGTACAATAAACACTAACTATGTTACAAAGATTATTATTAATTACCCTTACTCTGTGTTCGCTTACTGCTTCCGCACAATGGCAACAAACAGGTAGCAAAGTGCGTTACGTTAATGGGTTGGGTATTCCTACTAAGGATACCGCCGCCGGGGTGAGTGCTGATAGTTCGCAGATACTGATTCGCCCGGCTGATAGTTCGCTTTACATTAAGTACAAGCGTACATGGGTGAAGGTTGGTGCAGGGGGAGGTGGTACCATTGGGGGGAGTGGTACTACGAACAGGGTGCCTAAGTTTACCGCAAGCACAACACTCGGTAACTCATCCATTGTGGATTCGGCTTCTGCGGTGGCTATGACTATTAACACTTCAGGCAATATTGGAGTAGGTACAACAAACGCCTCGAATAAATTTGTTGTAAGTAATGCAGGGCTATCGGGATTCGAGGTAGCCCCAACAGGAGGAGTATCAAGTGGAGTATTATTACAGGCATACAATCGTAATACCTTAGCCTACATGGCTCAATCTTATTACGCATTAGGGCATACGTGGAATGTGGGTACTGCTGCTGCAACAAGGGCTATGGATATTGCATCGGGCGGGGCGGTACTGATAAACACTACCACCGATAACGGAGTAGATAAATTGCAGGTGAGTGGGAGTATGAATGTATCGGCAAAGGCAACGGCGCAAACATTATCAGTAACAAGCAATGCACAAGTTGATGGCACAACTATGCTTAAGGGCAGAACTACGGTTAACCCTTCTGCAACTACTGTATTTTCAGATAGGCTTTTTGAGATTTCTGGAACTGCAGGAACAACAGGGGCAACACAATTCGCTTTTGTTCAAAATCCTACTTTCGGAACTCCTACTACAATTTATTCATGGTATAATAGTTTAAATGTAACATCTGCAACAACATCATACGGGTTGTATTACGATACAGAGAGCGGCTCTATTACTAATAAATGGGGATTATACTTTGTTGGTGGGAGTAGAAATTATTTAGCAAACACTTTACTCATAGGAACCACTACCGACAACGGAGTTGATGAATTACAAGTCAACGGTTCAATATCCGGTATCGGCATGAAACAAGCCTACGTTACCAAAACAGGTGCATACACCGCTACGAATGATGATTATGTAATTGATTGCACTTCCGGTACTTTCACCGTTACGCTTCCTGCATCATCGGGTAGAACGGGTAGAATACTAATCATAAAGAATAGCGGAGCGGGTACGATAACCGTAGATGGCAACGCATCGGAAACCATTGATGGCGCTGCTACTTATTCACTATCCGTACAATACGCCACCGTACAAATAATGTCAGATGGTACAAACTGGAAAATAATCGCTAAATTCTAATAACTTTGTAATATGATAACTGCAATCGCCCTTTCAATCGCACTAACAACAACCGCACCCGTGCAAGTGCAAACGGACACAATCCCTTCTGCCATTCAAGTCAAAGCAGTTGAGTTTAACCGCCTTACAAAGGACACTATCACCCAAATTACGTGGGTAGTATTCGGATTAACCAGAGATACAACACAAGGTTGTAATACCTACGTGGTAGCCTATGACAAGAGAGGGCGCAAGGTAACAGATGGCAATGTGCCTATACCCGCTCACATCGTACAAGAGTGGGGAACAGATAACACCCTCATAGATGATTTCATTCTCAATTTCTATAAATTAATAAAGCGTTAATAATGGAGCAGCACGTAGATAGCACATCGGTAAAGGGGTTACTATTCACCATGGGGTTATGGATGTTAGCACACGTTACCGCCTCGCAGGTGGCTACCTACTGCACAATACTATCGGCAATCGTTACTATTATTGTAAACATACAAAAGTTCAAACATGGCAAAGACAAGCATAGGGCTGACTAACGTAAACTACCCCGCCCCGAAATGGTACCGCAAATCAAAGAGGGTTATCGGGTTACTATCCGGCCCAACCGTGTTGGCAGTATTTCAGATATTTAAACTGACAGACCACCAAATGGCAAGCGTGGCAACGGTGATAGCTTTTCTTCCTACATTATTAGAGGTATTTTCCGCAATACTCGCAAACGGCGAACAATATGCAGCTATCGATGAAAAGCCCGAATAATTCGGACAGTTGGGTAAAGTGGTGGGTACTTGCAATGGCTTTGCTATTCGTGCTGATTATGACATCATGCAATAGTGTAAAGAAATCGCAAACCACTACGCAGGAACAAACGCTCACTATCTATGTACGTGATACGGTACACGTTAAAGTGATAGACACTTCCCGCATCGTAACCGAATTACAGGAATTTAACACACAAACTATTGAACTATACGATACCGTGTATAAAGATGTACCTGTATTACGGCAACGCATAATCTACACGAACGCATATCAGCAGCGAACAAATACGTTCAATGGCATTATAAAGGATAGCGTATCGGGCAGTGTGAGTAATACGGTTGCACTTAGCAAAGTAGAATCAACAAGCAGTAAGAAATCAAATCGCGTACCTTTTATCGGAATTATAATCGGAGGTATTGTAATAATTATAATCTATGGCATCCGTAAAACCAATCGTTTCTTTAATTGAGTATAAGGCGATGTTTGATTCCATGCAAGTGGATGAAGATAAAGCAGCCGAAATAGCAAAAGCCGTTGCACTAATCAATAAAGGCAAGCAGCGTTACTTATCCGTTACCGCTAAACTCAATCTCAAATGCCCGTGGTATGCGCTGGGGATAGTTCACTACTTAGAAGGCAGTTGCAATTTCAGTAAGCATATTCACAATGGCGATCCGTTAACCGCTCGCACCTGGCAAGTACCTGCAGGCCGGCCATTACTCCCTCCGCAATTCGGTAAGTCATATACATG